AAGCCAAAAAATGTGATTTTAAAAAAAATTCTAATCCTAGTTCAGGACCTATTTCTAACGAAGAAGGTAAATGATCATTACCGAATAAATAACAAATTAGACATATATCCCATATAATTTGATAATTATTTGTTTTAATATTATTAATATTATTATATGTATGTAATATATTTTTAATAATTAGATTAGCATCTAATATTTGAACATATTCTATCATATTTGTATTTTTTAAATATTTAATTACGGATAGGTTAATATCAATATTTTTAATTTTATAATAAATTTGTTGTACTAAAATTTGATGAATTAAATCAGAATCCGTTGTATGGATACAATAATCTCCTGAAATTTTATGTATAGCAATATATTTAAATATTTTTAAATCAGCTTCGCCATTTTCATTAACTTCACTAATAATTAATTTAATTTTAGGATATAAATTAGATATTATAATTTTTATAAATTTTTGAAAATTTATAATAAAAGTTGATGAAGGACCGATTGATTTATCTATTATAAATTTAAATTTTATCCATTTATAATAATCAAAATATAAACATTTAAATAATGTTAAATCCAATGTATCGTCATTAATTATATTTCTATTAATTAAATATTGTAATAAATTTCTATTATTTAATTCTAAATTATCTATATAGGTTTTCAATAATTTTTTTTTTTTATTGGATTCTAAATAATTTTTTATTCTTCGACGTCGTTGTTCTATTATTTTAGATAACGAAGGAATACCATCAAAAAATAAACATAATGATATAATATAATCAAAATTATGTAAATGTTTAATATAATGATTAATACTTGTAATGATTTTTTTATATATAATAATTTCTAAAAGTGTAACATCTTTAAAGTCTTTTATAGAATTTAAAATTTGTTTCATTTCAACGGACAAAATTTGATTAGTTTGGATATGTGTTTGTGTAATTAATGATAAAAAATTTTTTATGATATCATCAACATTATTACCATTAAATATTAAATTTTCTTTTTGTAATAAAAAATTCCAATGATCATCTTTTAATATTTGATTAATTAATTCTTCAATTATATCTAAATTATCAATTGCAGCAGGAATACATAATAATATTTTAATTATATCATTAATTTCATTTTCAATTTGAAATATTTCTTGATATATTAAAAAATTAATATCAAAAAGTATATGACCAGCTACTATTTTTCTAATATTACTTGTAACATGTAATTCTTCAATACCGTCATTATTAATCCCTTTTGCAATAAAAGTAGCAAATCTGTCTAATCCCATATTATTATAATTTAATATATTATGTGTTTAATTACAATAAATATTCTTTTCATATAAAAATATAGATAAATTATTATTTATCTATATTTTTATATGAATTTAGAAAATATGAGATCTATTAATACAATAGACAAAAATGAAAATTATTTAATTAGAAAAAATGTATCTAATAATATTACATCCAAAGTATTAAAATATAGTTATAATATGCATCTTCCTGAATTGAAAGATATTAATAAAAAAATAAAATTAAATTCAAAAGTTCAAAATTGCCATTCTAATAATAATAATTTAATGATTGAAATATTAAGATCTAGAATTATAAATAACTTAATAAAATTGTTTACTATAGAAATTTCTAAATTTAAAACTATAATTAAAGCCAATGTATTAAATAAAATATTCAAATATAATAAATTAAATGATTTGGTACAAAAATGGTGTTGGATGCAATATTATAATAAAAATTTACTCGATGATGTAATACCATATGTAACTGATAATAAATATTATTTTGATGATTTTTTGAAAGATTTTAATTATATATTAAATACTAATATAGATCTATCAAATAATATTATAAAAAAATTAAAACAAAAAGTTATTAGCTTTTTATATAAAAGCCATTCTACTTTTTATACCTTAGCAACTGAAAAATATATTTATTTACCAGAAACATATTTATGTGTAACTCAAAAAGATAATGACGTGATATTTAAAATTGTCTATAGTAGTATTATAGATAAAATATTTGATATTAAAAATAACAAAAATTTATCATATTTAATTGAATTATACAAACATCAAACTATAATGTTTGAAATAAGTATAAATATCAATTTATATAGACGATTATATGATAAATTTATTATACACAGTAAAATTAAAACTTTAAAACATAATATTGATAATTATATTTTTTGTTTAATTTTTCGCTATTTTTATATTGATTCTGGAAACCAGCAATTAGCTATAGATAAAAAAATTAAAGATATTTTTAAACCTTATATAGATTTTGAATTATATGGTTCAGCTATAAATGTTTTAAGCAATAATTATTGTTCCTTATTTTATGATATAGAACGTTATTTTGGCTCTAAAGGTAACTTTTTTAATATAGAATTAAAACAAGGAATTTATTGGTGTAATCCACCATATGATAATACTATTATGAGTAATACGGCAAAAAAAATTATAAATATACTACAAACTAATATTAATATTGCTTTTGTTATCACTATTCCAATTTGGGATTCAGTAACAAAAAATAAAAGTCATACTTTTGAAAAAGTAATAAAAAATTATAATTTAAATTCTATAGCAAATCATAATGATTATGAAATTTATGCATTATTAAAACCTTATATTAAATCTGAATTAATAATTCCAAAAAAAAGAATACCTTATTTTAATCATAGATTAAATACACCAATATATGCGGTTGATACTTATATGTTAATTATATACGATAAAATAGAATATGTATACATTAAACCCATATTGACAGCTTTTGATCAAATAATTGAATTAGATCAAAAAAATTATTTTAATACATAAAATTTTATATATGAAATATATATAAATTATTAAATCTTTTTAATATTAATGCTATTTATTACATTAGATAATATTTGTTATTCTAATATTAAAACTTTTCTTTCCAATTCAGAATGGGATATAGTTATGGCTACTACCAATTTATTTAAAATTGTTTATAAATTTACGCGTTTTATTAAATTAAATAAAAAATATTCAGAATTATATTATAATTCTTCTAATTTTCGAAATTTAATTGATTCTAAAATATTTAATCCTATAACTCAATTAGAATTAAATATGGATAATTATTTAATTACTGCAGAAGAAACTATTCAAGATGATGATATAGATATTGAAAAATATGCACTTCGAATTCATAGTTTATCTATCAAATATTCAAATATAAATAGTTTAAGTACATGTAAATATATTAAAAATTTAGATTTAACAGGATGTACATATGTTGATGACTTATCGCCATTAATAAATATTGAAAATATAAATTTAGCTTATTGTCATAATATAACTGATTTAACACCATTAAAAAATGCACATTCAGTAAATTTATCACATTGTTTAAAAATAACAGATATTTCACCATTAAAAAATATAAAATACCTTAAAATTAAGTCATGTCATAATATAGAAAATTTTAATGCATTGGAAAATATTCATACTTTACATTTAATAAATTTAAATAAACAAATTGATGTTAGTAAATTATATAATATAAAATATTTAACAATAAAATTTTGTAATATTATTGGTTATAATGAATTAATTAAAAGAAAAAAACATAATTTAGAAATTCAATTTAAATATGATGCGCCAATAATAATTCAATTATAAAACTATTATAAAATAAAATTATTTTATAACAGATTTATATGGGTATTCCACAATTTTATAAAAAAATAAAACAAACTTGTAAACAAGCTATCATAGAAAAACATACTAATTTTATAGATAAAAAGTGGGATTATCTATTTTTTGATTTTCAAGCTCTTATTTATTCAACTTATAATTTATTAAGTAATGACATCAATTATGTTATACGCTTATTATTTTATATAAAATACTTATTAAATACAGATATATCTAAATTACATAGTAATGATTATCCTTCAACATACAAAGATGTTATAGTTTATTTTATCACCAAAAATGAAAACTATTTTAAAAAAATTTTCAATAAAAATTATAAAAAAATTATTCATGGTATTTATACCTATAATAAAAGTATTTATGATTTAGCTTTAGCTGTTAATTATAATAATGAAAATATTATTATAGAAATATTATGCGAAAATGTTATAAATTTAGTTAAAAAAATATCTGACCACCATATAAAATATAATGATACATATACTCGAACATATATATTTTTTGATGGTATACCTTCAAAAGCAAAAATTAAAGAACAAATGGTAAGAAGAATATATCCAGAGATAATATATTACATTAAAAAAGATTTAAAGCACACAGCTACAGCATTAGAATTAGATATTGATATCAAATTATTAAATGATATGCCGCCATCAATCGGCATTAATAAACCAATTGTTATAAAATTAAAACAATTGTTAGAAGAAATATATGATTCACAAAAAGGAAAATTTAATATTAATGAATTAACAAATTATGGTGAAGCAGAACATCAATTAATGCTTGTATTAGAACAACTAAAAATATCTAATATATTATTAGTATCTCCTGATGCAGATTTAATTTTATTAAGTATTATAAATTATGTAAAAAATATAAAAATAGATATTCTTAGAATTAGTACTAATATAATATATGAATTTGATATTAGGAGTTATGATTTTAATATAAATAAATCCCCTTTTTATTATACTTTTGCCTATATTTTTATTGATAAAATACTTGAAGAATTTAACTTAAATACAAAACAAGCTCAATTAGATATTGCTTATATTTTATTATTATTAGGAGATGATTTTATTCCTATTAATCCTGATTTAACTATAAATTCATTAAATGATATTTTACGTATTTATAAAAATACTAATGTTCAAATTATTGATATGCCTAATAATTCCAAAAATATTATTACTAAAGGATTTAATAATGCTGAAAAACTAAAATTAGCTACCTGTAATATTTATAAACTTAATTATCTTAATTTTATAGAATTTATATATAATTTAAATTTATATAAATCTAATCAACAAACAAAAACTTTTAATGAAAAATTTTTACAAAATGAAAAAATAAATTTAGGAAAATTAAATAAATTTTATTTATATGCATTTTATAAACCTAAATTACAATTATTTGATAAATTATACTATTTAAATAAAGGTATTTTTATTAATAAACACAATAAATTAGAATTATTAATATCTCAAAAAAATAAATCTGAAATAATAAGTTCTTCAGAAGCACAAATAATAAATTATTTAGAAGGATGTAAATTTATATTTGATTTATATATAACAAATAATCTAAAAACATATAATTGGTTTTATAAATATGAGGTTGCCCCTAATTTACAGGAAATTTATAGTTTTTTAAAATTAAAATCAGTAGATGAATTCGACTATATATTTGATTATGTTAAAAAGCAAGATCCTACTAAATTTTTATCTTATTCATCTTATCAAATTTATATTGATCTTATTAAATATAAAACCAAAAAAAAAATATTAAAAAATATTAATAAACAAATTCAGATAACTAAAAATAATATTAATAATTATATGAAACAATATATTCGATATAAATTTTTAAAAAAAATTTTTATATGTAAGCATGAAAGATATATTAATAAATGTTTACAGATAAAATTAATAGATATTCCAGAAAAACTTATGAATACAATAAATATTAAATAATTAATTAATCTATTCATTTTTTTTCCTTAATTACATCAACTAAAGAAAAAAAATGAATATTTGAAATGTTCTTTTATTATCTTATTCTTTTTAATATTACTCATATGCCTGATTTCTTATTATTAGTATTATAATAAATTATATACTCACTTTCTTTTATTTCTTGTAAAAATTTAATATTTCAATCCAATAAATCTATATATAATGTTTTTTAAATAATAATTAGTAAAATTATTTAAGGGTATGTATTTATAATTATTATAATGAGTAAAAATTTAAATAAATATAGTTGCAATATTTGTAAACAAATTGATGCTAGTAATTGTAACCTATGTTATCATATCAATAAATTTTATGAATTTAAAATTCTGAATAAATCTAAAAGTTCAAATTCAGATAGTTTAAATAGTTCAGAAGAATCAGATAGTTCAGAAGAATCAGATAGTTCAGAAGGATCCTATAGTTCAGAAGGATCCTATAGTTCAGAAGAGTTCGATAGTTCAGAAGGGTCTAATAGTTCTGAAGAGTCCGATAGTTCAGAAGGATCAACAAATTCAGAAGAAACAAAAGGAACAGAAAGTTCAGGAAAAATAAATGATATAATAAAATCTCGACAAAAAATTAATTTTTTTTGCTAATATTAATTATAATTAACTTATTTAAAATATTAAACTTCTAACAAAGATTCTCTATATAGTGTTAATGACAAACAGTAAATACCTTCAATACCATTTATATATAATCAAATTTACAATAAAATATTCTTGATTAGAACCTATTAAAATTCATTATTAAATAATATATTAATTATATTATTTAATATAAATATAATTAATATATTATTTATAAAAAAATAAAATTTAATTTTACATATACTATAAATGTGGTAATTTATGCGAGCAAAAAAGTAAAGTTTTTTATTCCTCGTTAATTTCATCTAATACTATATATAAATGTAAAATTATAGATTTAAAATTATTATCCAGAAGTTTCTCTCTCTCTCTCTCTCTCCAAAAAAGTGATGATCATTTTTCACTTTTAAAAATTAGTTAAGAGTATGAATTATTACAGTAATAATTAGTGATAAAAGTGATGTTTAAAGTGATATTTCAAAAAAATTAGATGTAAAATACATATAGTGGATTATGTATGTAATTCACTATATGGTATCACATCATCAAATTTTATATTTATGTACCTGAGAAATCCCTGACAAAACCTGAGAAATCCCTGACAAAACCTGAGAAATCCCTGACAAAACCTGAGAAATGTTTAATAAATTTAACAAATAAATTAACATGTGGTATTGTAATAAATTATTCACTAGAATTGATAATATGTATGTACATCAAAATAAATATTGTAAAAATAAACTTAATCAATTTATATGTATTGACGAAACATCTGTGGTCTTCAAAAAAGACAGCAATGTTATAGTGAATTAGGAAAAAGATGTGTAATAAAAATTCAATCACAAGTATTCAAAAAATACACAGGTATATTTGCTATTTCTTATAATGGAGTATTAGGTTGGAATTTATATGAAAAAGGTGAAATTGATAGATTATATGAATTTTTAGAAAAATATATTACAAAAAAATACAAAATAAATTAATAATTTTAGATAATGCAAGTAGTCATAGAAATGAAAAAATAAAAAAATTACTAAATAAGCATAATACATTATTATATTCAGTTCCTTATCAACATTTTACAAATAGTATAGAAAATTACTTTAATATGATAAAATTCAGATTACAAAAATTAGATGGTTTAACATACAAAGAGTTAAAAACAAATATAAATAATGTTATTAAAGATATACCAAAAGAAAAATGAGAATATAATTAAAGGAACTTATAATAGAACAAAAACATTAAAAAATTATTTATAATTTGTATATTTAAATTGGCGTTTTAAATGTGCAAAGGTGTAAAAAGTATTGTATGAAATTTGATACTAAAAAAGGTGATAAAATCTATAATTATTATATAAATATGGCAGAAATCATTTTAAATATATTGAACAAGAATACAAAATTTAGGCTAATATTATCAAAATATATACCAATTAAATATTAAAAATAAGCAACTAGAAGATTATAATAAAGAATTAGAATTTATTAAAAATAATTTTAATACTAATCCTAATTTAAAATATGAAGAGGTTAAAAAAAAGAATTTATTTGTATTTTCTCTACAGGTTTATAAAATGTTTATAAAGTAGGAGAAAGATGGTAAAAATAGAAAATTGACCTTAGAAACAACCGGTGTTAAAGATATAAATATTATTTATGGTCATCCTACATTAAATAAAAATAATATTAGAAGCTGTTGTTCATGATATTTTAAATTATTATATAGAGCATTTTAGGTGTATCTTGAATATATAAAAAATGTAATATAAATTTATTGGTTTAGTTTTAGATACTTTAAAATTAACTTATGAGAATATTACTAAAAAAAAATTAATAGATAAATTATTGATAAATTAAATAATACTATTACAAACTCATATATTGATGAGTTTGTAATCTCTACTGAAGAATATATTATTATTATTAAATAAGCTAAAATCTTAAAATAATTTCAATAACATTATTTTTAAAAAAGTTGTCATTATATGCACTTTTTTAAAAATAATTTAAGGGTATTATATATTATAGTAATAATGAGTGATAAAAGTGATATTTTAAGTGATATTTCAAAAAAATTTAGATGTAAAATATGTAAAAAGAATTATGCAAGTAATAGTAGTCTATGGAATCACAATAATAAATTTCATATGTATGTACCTGAGAAATCCCTGCCAAAACTTGATAAATATTTAATAAATTTAAAATCAAATTTAACAAATAAATTAACATGTCAGTATTGTAATAAATTATTCACTAGGATTGATAATATGCACGTGCATCAAAATAAATATTGTAAAAATAAACTTAATCAAATAACATTAATTGAAGAAAATAAATTATTAAAAGAGCAATTAAATAATTTGTTAAAATTTAATAAGATGCATCCAAAAACTTTTCAAAAGATAAACAATCAATTAATAAATAATATAACAAATAATACAATAAATAATAATAATATAAATATTACCTATGTTAAGTTTGGTGATGAAAAATTATCAGAAATATTAACAGATAATGAAATGCTAAAAATTTTATTTGAATGTAGATTAGGGATAAAAAAATCAATAGAGTTAACTCATTTTAATGATAAACGACCAGAATTAAAGAATATAATAATAACAAATTTACAAAATAATATAGGTTATGTTTTTAATGGTGAAAAATTTGAGGCAAAACCGAAGGATGATATTTTAGGTGATTTATTTGATAAACATTTAATAAATATAGAGAATTATATTAATGAAAGTGATATACTGCAAACTAAAATTCAAAATAATACAGTTTTAGATAAAATAGTAAATTATCGTTTTCCAAAGTTTATAGAAGATTTAAATAATGATAAATATCGAATAGAAAAAATTAATGAATTAAAATTATTAACTTATAATAAATCAGATTCAAAAGCATTAAGAATAAACTAGAATAGGTATTAGACATAATTTTTTTGTTTAATGAATCAACATTTTTTAATATATGTATGAATTTCATATAATACCTTACAGTCTATTTCATTATAATAAATAATATCTTTCATAATTGGTTCATTGAAAAGCATTTTATATAATACAGCCGGAGATTTTGAAATAGTATCAATTTGTAACATTTTTTGTTGATTATATATTTTATTAGCTAAAATCATAGCACTTAATCCATTAGAACAAGGACTATTTAAATTCCAACAAGATGATATAATTTTATAATTATATAATGCTTTGGCTATATTTTTTAATGAATAATTTAATACTCCTTTAATAAAAATTGGTTCGGATATAAATATTTTATGTAAATCATAAAAATCATATTGATCATTATTAAATTTAATATGTTTATGTTGATAACTAGTGTTGGTAATATCAACTCTTCCCTTTGAGAGTCGATGTCTATCTTTAAAATTATTATATAAAGATACTTCTGCATTACCCCAATGATAAAATCTGGCTTTCTTTTTTTTATAAGTTTTTAAAATTTTAGTAATATATGTATTAAATTGTTGAAACATTTTAATTTCATTTTCAGCTGTTTTATTTTGTAATAAAAATGTTTTAAATATCCAATTATTATTTTTAAAATAACCAATACCAATCATAAATATATATTGATTTGTATCATATATAATATTAGTATCATGAATAATATTAGTATCATGAACGATTGATCCAAAATTTGAATTTAAAGTTTCAAAATCTAAATAGAATTCTATAGTATCATTAGGTGGTTTAATCCAATTATCTCTATCATATATAATTTTTTTAGGTCTAATTATATCTTTTTCTTGTTTATTGATATCTAATATTCCATTGATAATATTATATTTTTTATCCTTTTCATTAAAATTTAAATTTTTGGCATTACAATTAATATCATTCCATCCATATATATAATTTTGATGTGCATAATGACGTTTTTTAATACCACAATTCCAAATATTAGTAATTTCATAAATTTTATTACTTAATTCATTTTTAATAAATTTATATTTAGTTTCACGTTCATTTTTCATATTAGGAAATAATTCAGCTCTACATGGTATTGGTAGTAATGTCCATGTAGAACTTTCATTACGTACGGCTCTAACCCATTTAATTGCTTTATTTGTAATTTCAACATAATTTGAATCTACTGAATCAAAATCAATTATTCCTGGTTTAGTTAAAAAATCATTAATTTCATATTTAATACCTTTGCTTTCATATTTATATTTTTTTCCCCATATAAAACCTTTATTAATATTAATTCCTAAAATATCATTTAAAGCAATAACATAAATATAAATTTGTCCTTTATAGGCTGGGCTACTTTCTGTATTTAATATATGTTTACCATCAGCTTTTAAATGAATTGTAGAATGTTTAATATCAATAACTTTATAATGATAATTTATATTTAATTTAGGTTATGATATATTGGCTTCATCATCGGAAATAATATCATTTCCAAATAAAATATTGATATAATCAGATCTGACTAATAAATCAGGTAGACCAAAAGTTCCATTATTATAATTATGTAAAACTCCTTGATAAATAATAGGAATACCCTTTTTCATTAAATCAATTGTTTCTTGAACTTTATCTTTATTTCGACTATGAATACTTTCTGCAACTTTAATTATATAATGTTTTTGTTTAAGATAGTTAATTAATAGATTTTCAAATTCTATTCCAGCATTTAAAATATACTTAGTAAATGTATCAGTTGATTCATAATCATTATTAATATCCAAATTATCATCTGAAGATTTTATATTATAGTAAGCTAAGTAATCTAATAAAGGATCGGATAACATATAATTACGAATAGAAGATGCTGAAATCATGTTATCCCAATCAAAATGAAAAATAGGTTTAAAAAAATTATCATGAACATACAAATTTTTAGAAGGTAGATTAACATTAGTTTTTTGTGTTAATCGTATTCTTTTAGCTGGATATATATTATCTAATAATTGTTTACGTTTTTTATTTTGTAGATTATAAGTAATATTTTTTGATATATTAAATGAGTCAATAATTGGAGTTTTTATATTATATAAAAGTGAAGATTGAACTATACAATTTAAATCTAATTGAAAAATAGCAGTATCGAGTAATATATCATTAATGGTCTTGGTATAAATATTAATTAAATTAAAATTGCAATATTTATTTATCAAATCATTAAAAATATTTACTTGTTTAATAGTATTATTAAATGTTAAATTAAATACTAATTCTTTATATGTATATCTATTAATTTTTGATAAAATATATTTACTATCATTAATATTATTATATTGATTAAATACTAATTTGATTAAATATATAATACCAGAATTAGAGCAAATTGTCCAAAAATTAAAATCATTATTATTTAATTTATGTAAGTGTACAAGTTCAATTTTATTTTGTATAAAATATGATTTACATTTATCTAATATTTTATCGGTTATTGTGTAATAATTAAATTTAATATTTTTATTATATTTTTTTGATTGAACTACTGAAGAAAAAAAATAATTACAAATATTAGTTCTAATTTCTTTAATATATCTATTATTTACACCAAGAGACCATAATTGAATAAGTTCATATTTGTCCATTTAATATTAATGTAATTAATTTTTAAATCATAAAAATATTTAAATTATTAGTTTAAAATATATATAAAATATCTTATTTTATATATATGCTTACAGCTATAAGAAATTCAAATTTTGGATTTATTACAAAATATAATAAATATATATATGGTATTATTATCCTTATAAGTTTATATTTAATTTATCGTTTTTATTATAAGAGTGAACAACCTATTATAAAACAAAATACTAAAAATCATCAACCTATTAATAAATATTTATCTGAAATAGATAATGATATTAACAATAATAATGATAATAATAATAATAATAATGATAATAATAATAATAATGATAATAATAATGATAATGATAATGATAATTATGATTCATCTGATATCAATAAAGAATTAGCAAAAATAAAAAATGAAGAAAATCTTAATGTAAGTTGTCATAATTTAACAAATTCAGAAATAGAAGATATTAATACAAAATTAAATTTGATTCAATCTAAAGATAAAAATTAAATTTTATCATCAAAAAGGATATTAGTAATTTTATCTAATTCAATACATCCATTTTTAAAAGCTATATTATTTTCTATATATTTAGTATTACCATATTCTATTATTATTTCATAATTGTAATATTTTATTAATAATTCAACAATATTGTGTGCATGATATAAACCTGTATGTAAAATATGTGAATGTTTTGAAGGTAGTTGTTTATTAGATTCATTATTATATAAATTACAATTTATAATAGATGCACAAATATACCATTCCATAATATCATTTAAGAGTAAACTAAGATATTCAAATAATGTCTTTTGATTTATATATATTTTTCCTATAGGCATATTTAATAAATTCTTATAAATACATAAAAATTTATAGTATTTTTTTTTAATATCTAAATAATGTTGTCCACATGTTAAATTATATAATTTTGATCCATAAATTTGTAAATTTTTACTAACAAAAGGATGTTTTAGGCAAAAAAAGAGGTCGATATCTTTTAAATAATCATATAATTTAATATTAAAATTCGGAATAGTTTCAAGGTTTTGCATATCTTTTAATTCGAGTAGTTCCAAACTAAATGGAATTAAAAATGGACGTATATCAATTGGTTTTATTTTATCTTGATTAGTTAAAAATAACTTTTTTAATGCTTGGGTATGTGGTGCATTTGGCCATAATTCTTTTAATTCTAAATTTTCTCGAGCCACTTCTTCTAATAGAAGATGACTAGTTGTAAATTTTTGTTTCATCCATACATTAATATCTGTATAATTATCATCATCACATGTTTTTAGTTGTGCATGCATATCAGCAAATATAATAATATTTATATTATCTTTTGATTTTAATAATGTATATCCTATAGAACCATATAATTTTACCATTATATAAATGTTGGTAAAAAAACTAAATTTTTTATTAAATGTTTTTCCAAATTAATATGCGTTATCTATTTCTGAACTATAGATTAGTTTTTATCATAATCATATAAAGGTTTCATGACAGGTGAACTTGAATGATATATCCACCAAATACGTGTTAATAATTTTCCCATAATTTTACTAAGACTAAATATTTTAGTATGATAACAATAATGTTGAATAACTTTAATTTTTTCACCAAATTCTATTAATCGTTGTCGTATTTTATCTAATGCATCCTCGGATAAATCCATATCAATTTTATTAATTTGAATTATATTAAATAAAGTACTATCAATATTTTTAGGTATTATAATATTTAAATTTTTTAATTTTGCAATAAGATCATCATAATATTCTTGACTAAAAGGATTATATGTTATAGTAGTTTTACTTTTTTCTATAGAAAAAAAATTACATAGAAAATGTGCTAGATTAATTTGATTAATTTCTTGTATATGGTCTTTATCATCAAATTCTTTTTTCAAATAAGGTAATAAAAAAGAAGCCAAAACAGAATCATTATCTTGTCTTAATTTCCAATTCATATGTAAATGATTAATATTATTCTCAAGATAACTAAAATTCCATTCTTTTAAATAATTTGATTTAATATTATCTAATAGATTCAACATTTTATCTTCATCTATAGTATTATTTAAATAATTTCTAAAAGTATTATCCCAATTTTGTTTCGTGTTATATAAATCTGATAATCTATTAGCATGTAAAGTAGTATAAATAATTTTATTATTTCCTTGAATAGTAGGTAATTGACTCATGGATAATTCTTTTATTCTATCCCATGAATAACCAGCAAATATAATATTTCCTTCTTTGTCTAATCCACGTCTTCCTGCTCGTCCACACATTTGTTGGAATAACATACTATCTAAAGTATCACTATGTTTATCATCTTTTACAATAACAACTGATCTAAAAGGCATACTAATACCAAATACTAATGATTTATCGCTGAATACTATAGCTAATTTTTTTTGGGTTGCTAAAGATTGTACTAACCGTAAATATGGATCGGGTAATCCTTCAACATATATACCAACTCCTCGCCATAATAATTTAATTATAAAATGATATTGATAACCAGTATTAGGGAAATATTTTTTTAAATTATCAACCCATTCTTTAACAATATCTTCATTAAAATATTGATTATTATTTAATATAAAATCAATATGTGGTTCTTGTAAACTAGCATTATATGTGTATTCATCATTATCATTTTTTATTGAGGATTGACCATATTTATCTTTTTTTAATGCAATATTATCCATCATTTGTTTTAAAGCTTTTTTATCTTTCATATCAGTATCTGTTTTCTTTTTTTCTAATCTTTTTATTAGTTTTTCTTGTCTCGTTCGTTCTATAAATAATTTAGGATATTTATTTATTTCTTCGGTTTCAATTTCTCTAGCAAAATTTCGAATCATTCGTAAACATGTTATAGTATTTTTTTGAAAAAATATAGCAGGTGTTTTTGATTCTTCTTTTAACTTAAAAGCTAATTTGATTAAATTAACATTTTGTGATATTAAATGATTTTTTTTGTAATTATTAATAATATTCATAATTTTATCTTTATTGATATCATAATGTACATAAATAAATTGTAATAATTTATCAAAATATAGATTAACTTCATCTAATTCTATTCTTTTATTCTTAAAATATTCATAAGGAGATAGTACACCTAAATCGAATTGATCATTTAATTTGATAGCTAGATCCCAAATATCGGGTGGTGTGGGTTGTAATAAAATAGAATTTAATAACTTTAATTTAATTTGTTCCTCTTCAATTAAAGCTAAAGGATGAATAAAAATAATTCTATCTTCTATAAAATCATAATAATATCTTTGTAAATTAAAGAATCGTTTTAAACAGGTAATTTTAGATATTTCTCTTTTTGATATTTTAGAAAACCATTGTACTAATTCATCTACATTACTGACTGTAGCGGATAAGGCTAAAAAAGGTACATCATGTAATATTTTAATTATATATTCCATACCACTAGCTTCAGGATTATCAATCATATGAATTTCATCAAAAATTACCCATTTAAAATCATTTTTAATAAATGGTAAATAATCAATTATAATTTCAGATGTACCTGTAATAGCAGGTGCTTGATTTAATAAATCAATTAATTTATCTCGTGTGGGACAAGATTGATAAGTTGAAGTTATAATTGGTATATTCGTATTTAAGATACTACCAATATAAGCAGACATTTGCCATGCTAAAGCATCTGTTGGTAAAACAAATAAAACTCTTCCTTTGGTAGTTGTATAACCAGATAGTACAGACTTACCTGCTGATGTCGGAGCATTTATGACTGTAGATATATTTTTATCTATATTATTAATAACAGCAATTTGCCAATTATCAAATTTTTTAAATCCTTTGGTATTTAGAGGAGGCATTTGTGTATGAAGTTTAGTAAATTGTAATTCGATTAAATTTAAGTCTTTAATAATGTTTTCCATATATTCTATTTGTTTTTCATAATCTTTTTTAATCCCTTGAGTAATATTAAATTGTTCTTCCATTAAACGTAAATAAATATTAGCTATTAATTCTGGATTATTTTTTTTTATTTGATAATCTAAAGTTTCTAATAATAATCTTGTTTTACCTTCACTGGTATTGGGTTTGGCAGATAGACTATATAATTTAATATTGTTAATATCAGTGTTTAAAGCTTCAATTTGTTTATGAATATAATTATTTAAAATAATTGTTTCATTAGATTTTAATATTTGACCAGTATTTTTTTTCTTTAATAAAATTTCTTCTTTTGGAGTTATTGGATTGATATAATAATGAATTAATTTTGGATTAAAACAATTATCTGGTTTCATTGATTGTTTTATATTACTTTCTAAAATTGGATCGTATTTTTTCTGAAAAAAGCTAAATTCCCAATTTCCTTTATTATTGGTATTAATATTTAAAGTATTAGAATTATTTTGTATTCCCATAGATATAATTATATTTATATATATAAATCATTTTTTATATAAATAAATATAAAGATTTTTAATTTCATAATATTAACTCCTTTAATGGTAATTTTCTTATTTGGCTTTGTCAGATAAGAATCTTAAATAGTTAAGCTATTTAAGGTTTTAAATCTAATAATAATGATCTTAAAGTTAAATTTAAATGTCCTGAATATTTAATTAATCTATTTATAATTATTTCATTACTAATATTTATATTTAATTTTCTAATTTCATCACATAAATTGTAATAATAAGTTAATTCTTCATCCGTTAAATTATGCAATTCTTTAGCTGGTAAAGAGGCCTCTTCAATAATATCAGCATTTTGAATAAATTTTAAAAATATTGTGTATAATTCTGGTTTTTTCAAATAAATATGTATTAAATTTTTAAAATCAGAATCTTGGAAGAGTAAACTTGTTTTTACATTCATAACATTTATTAATTCTGGTGTTAATTTTGCTATATTTTTAGTAGATTTGTATACTTCATCTAATTCATTTATTATAATTTCTTTTTGAGTTTTAACTTCTAAATTTGTCTGTATAAATATTTCTGGTGGAAAAATTGCTTCTTTGTTAGATGAATCTACAGATTTTTCATCACATGCTTTATTATTGGGATTTTTTTGAGCTTTAATTTCTGCAAAAATTTGTTGTAGTTTTAATCTTATGTATACATCTGGGACATAAATATAAATTATTTTATTTTCATCAGGAGATATTAAATAATTTTTTAATGGATCTACAATATGTTCTGAATCTAATATAAATTTAATACTCTGAATTTCTTCATTGGTAAATTTCCAAAATTTGAATAAATTAGTTAATAGTTGTAGATTAATAATTCCTTTAAAATTATCTGTTAATTCATATAATTTTTCATCCAAGATATTATTTATAATTAACTTAAATGTCAATGGCATTATTAAATTATATTTATTGTATAAATATAATTATAAATCAATTTTTAATATCTTTTAAAAGTTTATTAAAAATTGTAAATATAAATTTTAAGAATTAATAATAACTTAAATAATATGATTAATAATAATTTAGATCAACATGAAAATACTGACATCAATACTATACAAAAAATATCAACTCTAAATGAGTTGATACCTAGAGTTGATATTATAATTCCCGAAATTAAAAATAATAAGTCGTATATTGGATACATTTCTACTTCCGATCAAATTATATTTGGTAAAAATAAAAAAGGAAAAATAATTTATCAGATTAAATTATTTATTCATAATAATATCAAAATTTTAATATCTTATAATAGTAAATTAAAAGGAAAAATAATATTATTATTTAAAATAACAAAACTTTTATTGCCAAGTATATATCAAGGTGAGATTTTAGATGTTATAGGTTTGATGAATGAATCAAATTTATTAAAAACATTACAATATATTTATGATATTTATAGACCTAAATTCGCTAAATTGATTAGAGATACTAATTCTTTAGAAGCTTATAATTTTTCAAAAAAAATATGTCCGACTTCGTTATTAAATAATAAAATTTTAAAAGATTTTTATTATTCACCTAATGAAAATCAAATTTCTAGGAAGTTGATTCAAAAAACAATTTTTTCTATTGATCCTAAAAATTGTACAGATATTGATGATGCTATATCATTTGAAATTTTTAATACATATTATATAGTTACAGTATATATTGCACAACCGATATGTTTTTTGACTGAAAATGAATTAATAGAAAGAGCCAAAATTGCTTTTGCTACACTATATAATAATTTTAATAATACGAATAATTGTTATCTATGGTCTGAAAATATTACTTATAAATCTAGTTTTCATCAAGGAGAAGAACGTAATGCATATGCAATCGAATTTTATATTGATTATGATTTAAAATTTTATCAATATAATCATATGCCAGTTAAAATTATTAATACTATTCAAACTAATTATGAAGACTGTTTAAATTATTCTATAATTAATAATTTTTATGAATTTACAAAAAAAATAAATCAAAATCAAGAAATTTTTACAACACATCAATTAGTAAGTTATTGGATGGTGAAAACTAATAATTATTTGGGGAATTTAGAATATGTAAAAAAATTACATATTCCTTATAGAATTATTAAAAAATTATATTTAGATGAGGAATATGAAAATAGTTTGTTAACATTAAAAATCAATTCTCGACATGATCAAGAATTGGTCTTAGGAACATCAGTTGACAATGAAATAAATCAAGATAGTTATATTTATACTACATCTATACCTACAATTGAATTACAAGAAATATTTTTAAATAAAATATCTAATTCATCTTTATATTCTAATACAGATGAAATTAATTATCATTCCCTTTTAAATATGCATAATTATATTCATTTTACTTCCCCTATCCGTAGAATTATAGATGCTTTAATTCATTGGTGTATTACATATAATATTGATTTTAATTATCTATTAAAAGAATATGATTTAGATTTAGATCATATTAATAAATTAAATAAAGCAACGAATAAATATCATAGAGATATTCAATTATTAAATATTATAAATAAATTATTAATAGAACCATCAATTAATGTATTGCAAACAGATTCCGTAAAATCTGTAAATACGGTCATATGTGATAGACAAAAAAGCAAAGTTTTATTATCTGCAGAAAATTATTTAATAGATTTAAATAATGACTCTAATGATAACTCAAATATAACTAGTTATATTGAATCTTACGGTTATATTTTTAAAAAATCACACATAAATAATAAATGGACGATATATTTTAAAGATTTTGGATTTCAAAAAGTTAAAATATGGGATATAAAATTTAATTTTTTAATTACTGAAAGCATAATTGATAAAATAAATAATATCAAAATAGGTTCCCGTTATATTTTTAAAATTTATAAAAAAATTGGTTTTTTACCTCAAGATAAAATATTAATCATACCTGTAGATTTGAATTTAATAAAAAATTAAACTTTTTACAATAAACAGCAATTTTTAGCTTGATATTTGTTAATTTAAATAACTTTTATATAATATTATATAATGATGTCAACAAGTGATTATTTTATGTTAAATGAATATAAAAATATGTTTGGTTTTAATAATATAAATAGTGTTTCTAATAATACAATTTTCATTGGTAATACAACTATTAATTCAGATTTAAATGTTAATAATAATACAATCTTTAACAATCCTGTAATATTAAATTCAAATCTTCAAATATCTAAAGGAGCATTAATTAATAATGCGAATTTTCAAAAAAATTTAAATATAAATAACAACTTGGTATCTAAAAATCCCATAACTTATTTATCTAATTTTAATGCAAATTATATGATCCATAATTCTAATCTTCATATAGATAATAATGCTGTAATTACAAATATATCAATATTGTCATCATTAATGATAAATAATTCAGGATCATTAAATAATTTGTATACAACTAATATATATCCTTTAAATCAACAAATAAAATTATCTGGAAATAATATATATATTGGAAATCCAAATTCTATTGTAAATATTTATGGAACATCAGTTAATATTATGTCTTCTGAAATAGAAATTATAAATAAAAATATATTATTAAATTATAATACCAATAATTCGGGCATAGATAATGGAAATTTATGTGGTATTAAAATTTATGGTAATAATAATATAGGCTATATTAGTACTACAACAGATGTATCACGTTTTCAAATTAAGGCTCCTAATGATAATAAAATAAATTATATTCTTCCTATAGATCTTAATTATAATATTATTATTTCAGGTAATACAATTTTACAAAATAATATAACTACACTAAATAATTTGACTATTAAGCAAGATGCTATTTTAAATAATATTTCAATTGTATCTAATTTATATGTATCTGGATCTAGTTTTCTTAGTGATGTAAATACAAATACAAATTATATATCAGGTAATACATTTTTTAATAATTCAGTTTTTGCAAATAATGGATTTTTCACAGGGAAAAATATTTTAAATACTATTACAATAAATTCTATTATTAATTCAAATTCAATTACTTTGCAAAGATCTACAATTTTATCTAATCTAATTACCAGTAGTCCAAGTCAAATTTTATTTAATAATAATGCGACTATTAATTCTAACTTAAATTTTAATACTACCATATTTAATAACGAAGTAACTGTAGGATCAAATTTATATATGAATAATATTTTCATATCAGGAAACACAAATATAGGACAAAATTTATATGTTGATAATACGAGTATACTTAATACTAGCAATGTTTTAAATAATTTAACTATATCAGGTAATACTAATATAGTTGGTTCTATAACTTTGAATTCTAATTTAACTACCAATTTAAATATTATAATGCCTTTATTAGATTATAAAGATAACTATAGTGCCTATAAAAGTGGTATTCCCTTGTGGGGATTTTATAGAACAGGTGGTATTGTAAAAATATGTATAGATAATATACCACCAAATTTACAATTAATTGGAGATAAAAGTGTATATATAAAACTAGGGGATTCTTATATAGATCAAGGGGTTATAGTAACTGATAATTTGGAGCAAGTAACACCATATATTGTATCTATAATAGATACAATAGGAAACCAGTATATATCTATTCCTTTACAAATTACAGGAATGCTAGATTTATCTTCTATTATTAATATGAATCAAATTACTAATTATATAATAACATATGCTGCAATGGATAGTTTTGGTAATATAGCTATCAAAACGCGAAATCTAATTATTTCTTATCCTAAATCAAATTCATATGAAACTACAAATGGTAATTTACAATTAACAAATTTGAATTTTAATGCATTAAATAATACAGATTGGACATGCGAAGCTTGGATATTAATAACATACAATAACGGACCTGTTGCAATTTTCGATTTTAGACAACCTAATAATGGAAATGCATATTTACCCCCAAATCATTTTTG